GAAATCTCATATGAGTATTCTTGGAATCTATCACTATCATATAATCTTTGTTCGTTAACATCTAAGAAACCAGTAGTTCGTTCCCAACCCTCAGCAGATGTACTAATTGGAGACACATTGAATGTAGCTTCTGCTCTATCAAATGCATGTATTTGACCAAATGCTGATGACTCTTCACCAAATACAGGTTCACCAACTACAAAGTCACCTTCTATAATTTCTACACTAAGAACACGTCCACGACTATCCCAACCTTTTATAATTCCGTATGCAGTAAAGATACTAGTTGATGTACCTTGATAAACTCTTTCCCCAACTAAGAAATTAGCAGGTTTCATATATGCAGTAATAATATCACCAAGATCAATAGTAGAAAGAGTAAATGAAGTTAATCCATTACCATCTCCAATAGGATTAGAAGTAAATATGACATAACTTTCAGCTATTGCATTTGCTTGTGTTGTTGCTAGTCTTATTTGATTATCTGCCAATCCATTTGCTGTAGTTGCTGCAATCGCATAATATGTTGTACCTATCGCTAAAGGAGTTGGGAATGTCCCTACATTTTCATTTAATGTAACTTTTGTACCTGTAGGTATCTTTGCATCATATGGGAAGTTTAAAGTACTACTAGATTTCAATGCAACCCAAGTATGAGTTATTTTTGCATTTACAGTTGGAGCTGATAAGAAACCTCTACCAGGATTAACAACTCGAACACTTTGTATAACTTCGTTTTCAATAATTGGTTCTAAAGTAAATAGTGATCCACTTCCACCAGTAAGAACGATTTCTGGGACAGCAACAAAGTTTGAACCACCATCTGTGACATCAAGGTAATCAAGAACTTGAGTTCTTGTTAATTGTAAATTATAGGTTGTATTTAACTCTGGTTTTAAGGTTCTATCATGACTGTAGTTAAATGTAATATTATCACCACCAATTTTTAAGATCTCTCCCATATTAGTAGATTTCAATAATATAGAAGCACCTTTTCCTGTTTTTTGTAAAATATTAACTACAGGAGCATTTTGGAATAATTGTCCACCAGATTCTATATTAATTGCAGATATTCCTTGATTCTTAATAGATGCGTTAAATTTTGCTTGAATTCCACTACCACCACTAACAAGAACTTCAGGTGCAGACAAATATCCAGATCCAGTATTAGTAACCGTTATACTATCCACTTGTCCGTTAAGAACACATAATGTACTTGCAACATCGGTATGTGTAAGTTCCGTAACGTTGAAAACAGCGTTATCTGATGATCCACCTATTGAACTACCTAATACAGTAATCAAACTACCAAGTTGATAATTACTACCACCATTAGTAACTGCAACTGAATCAATAGTTCCACCAGCACCAATAACAACAGTAAACTCTACATTAATACCACCAACGGGATTTGATGCAGATGAAGTAACAGCAGTATACGTGCCAGGTGTATGTCCAGCCACATCATCACTAATGGTTACAGTTTTTGCTTGTCCATAATAAGGAGCATCAAAAATAACACTTGGTTTCAATCTGTAGTTAGAACCAGGACCTACAATAGTAACTTCTGACAATCTACCCACATCAGGACCTGAACCAGGTACAACAGCAAGAACAGCTGCTTGAGTTCCACTTACTGCAGAAATATTTGCTTGAGATTCTGAACTGTAAATCTTACCCCTATTAGCATTAGTGGCAAAAGTAGTGAACATAATATAACCTTTATTTGCAGCACCATTTCTTGTATTTTGAAGAGGTTCTATTCTTACTGTTGAACTCTGTGGATCCCAACTTATAACTCTACCTCTAGCAGTTTGTGTCCCTTGAATTTCTTGAGATATAATAATTTCATTAACTGCAAATGAACCAGATCCAAGAACGTTTGTCAATGTCAAATCAACAAAGTCAGGTAATGTACAAACACCTGTTGGTAAAGAATTTGAATTATAACCAGAACCTTTGTTTGTAACAGACACACCAGATAATACACCAGATATTGTTGCTACAGCAGTAGCACCTGCACCAGCTCTAGTAGATCCTGTTAGTTGAGGTAATGATTGGTAATTACGTCCACTGTCTCCAATTGAGATTGTTGAGACTCCTCCAGTTGGATATATTGAGTTTGTGCTGTATGAAATGCTATTAGCGGTAGTATAACTTGTCTCTGGTTCTAATGCAGTAATATAAGAAGCAGTAGTATCAGTCTTAGATGATAGTACATTTGTACCAGATAAAGGTTCGTTTATTATAGTAAAGTAACTACCAGTAACAGAATTATTACCTGCAAGATCAAAGTAATAAAAAATACCAGGCAAATCTACCATCTTGATTGTAATAGAAGTTTGTTGACCAGTATTGGAATCAATAACCTCTTCGGTAATATTCTTATAAGTGAAAATATCAGTATTTGATGGATCAAGAGAAAATGCTAATGTCATACCATTAAGAGTGACATCTGAGGTATCAAATTTATAAGAATGTCCATTAATGAATTGGAACTTAGGTTCTTGTATAAGAACGTCTGCAGATGTGATAGTAGCAGCTGCAGGACTTGCAAAATTTCTTTTAACAGTAAATCTTCTAGGAGTGTCAGTTCTAATTACTGTATAGTCTCCTTTATCGTAAACTGAAGGTGTCACACCTTGTATCCAAACAGAATCACCAACTCCAAGTTGATGTGCAGCATCACCACGACATACTACTTCTCTTTCTGTTTCTGTTAATGTAAGTTGGAATCCACTACCACCATTAGCACCTAAGTTGATGTCATCTGCAGTTATGGTATCTCCAACATTAAATGCAGTACCAAATGCTGTAATTGTAACATTTGTTACAACACCACTACTATTAACAACAATAGTTGCTTTTGCATCTTTTCCAGAATTGTTAGTAGTTAATGGAACGTCATTGTATGTGCCAGTTAGGTAACTGGTTCCACCACTGTTTAAAGTCCATGAATCTTGCACTAAATTACCATCTGTACGTCTACGTACGTACGTCCATGTCATCGTTCCATCAGTAACTGTGCCAGTTAGGTGTGTTGGGGCGTTTCCTGAAATAGAACTTGATGTTGCTGTTTCAGCTGCTTGGTAAACTCTATCTGCAACATAAACCAAATCATATTTGTTATAAGAAGTACTAATAGACCATGGAGTAAGTAAATCCATACTTACTAAGTTAAAATACTCAAAATAAAACTTGTTATAATATTCTTTTACTTTAATTTCTCTTTCAAAAGAATTGTCACCTATTGAAACAACAATTGCATCGCCAGCAACCAAATAGTGATTATCAACCGTAGTTAATGTAGCTGTTGTTCTATCATCATCACCTACAACGTAATTAAGTCCAGAAACAGTTGTACCTGTGACAGTTGATACAGTGGCACTTACTCCATCTCCTCCAGTATCAGTATTATCAAATAATAATCTATCATTTACCTTATATCCAGTTCCACCACCTTCAACAAGGTAATCATCAATATTATTTGAAGAATATCTATTAGTAGCAGCAACTGATAGTGATTCCGCTATACCACCACGAATTGTTGGATAGTAACTAAAGTAACCAATACCATCTTCAATGTACTGAAGTATTTCTCCACTTTCCAATGTTATTAAAGTAGTACTATCTTCTAGTGCTAATAAAAAGTCAATTCTAGAATCTAGTGTTTTTCTCTTAGCAGTAACATTGTCAGTTCCGATATATGGTGCTCTATAACGTACCGCGTCTTCTGTAAAGTTTTTTTGAAGACCATTACCATCCCAGTTAGTTTCACTAGCTTCTGAGTAGAAATTAGGTCCTATAAAGTATGGAAATTTAGGTTCTCCACTAACACCATCAATTGTTGTAAAGTAAGCATATACGCCATTTGGATATTCTGGAGTTACGCAATATCTACCGTTATATTCGTCTAAATTTCCTAAACCTTGTATATACTCATAATCTTCAATAAACGTTCCCATAGGGTCTGCAAGACCGCTTAGAATGGATGGTCTAGTTGCTTTTATTCTATAACTAGTTGCTGGTTGAACATAAGAGTTATATGGGTTTTGGTTTTGTGCATCTTCATATCCATAAGGTCCGTATATTGGATGTCCGTCGAACGCCCAACCTATAATTGGAGAATGTCCAGTTGGAGTCTGTTCTATCCATGGAGATGGATCTTGAGTAGTTGGAGTTCTAGTTTCAACACTGTCTCCCAAGTAATATCTAAGGTTATTTGGATTATAGAAGTATCCATATTCTCCACCATATAATCCTATATTTTCACCTGTAACAATTGTACCACTTGCATCATCTATAGTCTTCCTATCTGTAAATACAGCATTAGCATCGTTCTTTTGAATTTCACCTGCAGTCGCTGCTTCGTTGTAAGTTAATACAGTTAAGTTAGTCGTGAAGTTAGCACCTGTGCCAGGATATACAATACTAATCTGAGTATTACCTGTAGTATAACCAATTCCTTTATTTGTTACGGTAACTGAAGTAACTTGTCTACTTGATGAATCTACAACAGCAAATGCAGTAGCACCAACTCCATCTCCAGTAATAACAACGTCGGGAGCACCAAAATAATCAGCACCACCAAATGTAACAATAATACTTGCTATTTGACCATTTAATATAGAAGCATAACCTACAGCACCACTACCAGATTTTAAAGCAATACTTGGTTCGTAAGTGTATTGAGATCCTGCATCTGTTATGTTTATTGCACTAATAGGTCCTCTAACAACAGAAGTAGCAGATGCACCAGCACCACCTCCACCACTAATTGTAATAGTAGGTAATCCTGCAGCTGCAGTATATCCACTACCACCAGATGTTACATTAATTGAAGTAACTCTACCATCCGTAATTTGTGCAACTGCAGTTGCCTGTGTGCTGTTTGGTGCACCTCCACCAGTAATAGAAACAATAGGTTGAGTGGTATATCCACTACCACCGCTAGTTACGTTGATTGCAATAACTCTACCATCAATAACAGCTGTTGCTGCAGCTGATAAACCTAAGTATTCCCAAAGAACACCACCAAGTTGTTGAGTTCCAGTTTGGTGAGTTGGATATAAAAGTTTATCACTTGTGCCAGGATTCTGTGCTCTATATCTTTTTACAACACCATTATCATTATATTTTACAATTTGACCAGTAGCATAGATTGTATGTAACTTATAATCTGGTTCAAACTCCACTGTAGGTGGGTTTAGGATATCATACCCATCTCCACCACTAACTTTAGTGATAGAAGTGATTCCACCATATTTTTTAGTCTCTAATCCTTTATATGAGAAAAATGGAACTCCATTTACACCAATTCCAACTTGTCCAACTGGAGTAGGTGTTTTTGTACTTTTTGTTGATGGAACCAATGGTATTCTTTTTAAATATCGTTGATTTCCTATATCTGGTGCATCAGATGCAAAAGGACCTATTCTATGTGATGGTATACCTGTACTAGCAACAATTGCATGATCTGTTGACTTATAAACGTTTTGAACATCAGCAGTAAACCCAGAAACTATGGTATTGATAGATGTATAGACACTTGTTCCAAATGCAAACTCTCTAGAGATGAAAAACTCAGGATCAGTTGATAATATTGGAGATGAAGGTGCAGCTGTAAGAATAAACTCAAATTTATACTCATCTATGATACCAATAACATCATGTTCATTATTATAGATGTCTTCAGCAGCATTTAGAATTCTAACCTTGTCATCTCTCCTTAAACGATGCTTTTCTAAAGTAGTAACTGTTACACGAACAGAACCATTAGCAGCAGGTGTTGCTAATTCTGCTGTAACTCCTCTAAGTGCTTTTCTGACGTTATATTGGAAAGAATCCCATATAGAATCAAGACTATCAAAACCAGGTGCTAGAGGGGTTGTAACTTTACTCTGAGGAAGGTAATATTTACCACCATCAGTTAGATTAACTCCTCTTGTTCCACCAAAAACTTTTATTTGAATATCAGACCCATCTACGTTACTTTTACCGTAAATTCTGAATGCTGCAAACGCTTCTTGACCTGCAATGTGCTCATCAGCAATTGTATTCTCTCTAGCACGAGTACATCCAATAAATTGGTTGACTGTCTTGTCTGTATAACTTATTATTTCATCCTGAATTCTAAATCGACCATTTTGCTCTGGCCAACCTAACGTACTATCAACTGTGATCGTTGTAAAGTCTAATGCATTACTTACATCAGATGCAACAGTGGTTTTGTAAGGTGTGACAAACGTTCCTGAAGAATTATTAGTATCTACGTCAATTTCAAAGATTTCTCCTGAAGCAGTAAAAACTTTTTGAACACCTTTGACGTAAATGCGTGCTGCGTTTACATATGGGTCGGTAGTATCATCTTCTTGGTATAAAACTTCTCCAACTAGCTCCATAGGATTACCAGAAACTGCTGTAGCACGAATTACCTCTCTAGCAGTGTAATATGCGTCTGATGGTTTGAAGATTCTGTCTCTTGGGTAAGAAACTTCGGACTCTACACCAAAAAGTGTTCTTAATACAAACTGAAAAGACCTAGTTGTGCCCTTTGACGCATAAAAGTCTTTGATTCTCTTAATTACAGTAGATTCAGTAACTCCAGTTGCAAAATTCTTTGGATAAGTTGACAAATACTGATCTTTGAACTGTCCCAACATAAAAAATGGGAAAATGTTGTTCAAATTGATAACTTTTGTCCCTACAGTGTGTGCTGCAGTGTCTGTATTGGAAAAAACGTACTGACTGGCATCTCCAACTGCCTTTATTGCGTCAACACCTCTTGCACAATCGTTAAAAATGGTCTGTCCTTTGTTTTTGTAATAAATGATCTCATCATCTATCATCAAAAGACCTTCATCTGGAAAATCACGAGTTGAAGTAACGTCAACAGTTGTAGAAGTGGTTGACATTGAAGAAATCAACTCAGTTTCGGCAACTAAGTTTCCATAATTATCAATATTGTAATAATCACCCCAGTTATTGATAATATCAAAACAATATCCTTTTAGTTCTTGTGATTTATAGTATGCTTTAACAAATTCTACAAACGTAGGAAATTCTTCCTGAATAAATGATGCAAACTGGCCAGGAATATTATGAGATATCTGTGATTTAGATTCAGCAGTGACCTCAGACGGTACGGGTTGTGTTGTAACCGTAGTCTGGGGCGTAGTCCACTGACCGACCTTCCACGATGATTGATTAGTTGCCATTCTTGTTAACTATAGCTGGACTCTGGTACAACCCCAGTACCAGAAAGATTTGAACCACTACTGATAGTGTCTTCTACAACATTTACAGTTGTATTATCTATACCTATTGTCAAATAGGTTTCTCGTAAAGATATTAAATCATTTGATTCTGGTACCGCACTAATTTTCAATACATTACCAGAAGCAATTGTAGATGTCATGACGAGATCGTTAATTACAATTTCTCCCATGGTATAATCAACAGTTCCCCAAGAACCACCAATATATTCTTTTTCACCAGTTCCTTTAATATAGAATAGTCTTAACAAACCTGCACCATCATCATTAAGGAAGTAAGTATTAACTGTATCACCAGAAATAGCAAATCCTGAAGAAGAAACTGTAGGTTGTGTGGCAGTTCCTATGTTAATGCGGTTACCATAACAGATTTTATAGTTCACACGTGCGTTCAGAGTGACAATTACGTTCTTCCTCATCTTGAGACGAGTGATATTGGACGTAATTGAAACATCTGAGCTATCAATTATACCTTGAAGTTTAGAATATTTGAATTTTCCTCCAAATTTATTAAATTCAGACCCAGTATTGAGTGCAGTAAGGGTAGAAATTATCGCATTCTTGACTTGATCAGAAGTTTTACGTGTAATGTTAGGATTAAAATACGCAAAAGTGTCAATATCAATGTATAATATGGACGGATCAATGATTGAAGGTTGAACTGCTGCTACAGAATACTCTCTAAGTTTCTTTAATAGAACATTTTTCTCGGAAAGAGATAATTTATCCGCATTTTTTGGTTTAATTGCCAAAAATACTTTACCAAATTCAGGAGGATCCGCTTCTTCACCACCATAACAAGCAATTGAAGCTACATTTGGGTAAATGTTTGGGATAATTGCTTCATAATCTTGCGTAGAAACTGCTCTACCGAACGCAGAATAGAATTTTGGTGCGGAAAACTTGATTGCTTCAGTGGTTTCTGCGTCTTTTCCTCCTTCTGGACGCGAAGTTAACGAAATTGTTATCCCAGAAGTCACGGATTGAGCTTCATCGTTGATAAATGTTGCAATATTTTCAAATTGTAGCAATCCATTTGCTCCAGAACCGCTAGAAGTGGTGTAAGTAGCACTAATTACGTCTCCATTTAACAAATCTCTACCAACAATACCGTCACCAAACATAATTTCTGGTCTTCCGTACTCTGATTCTTCTAAAAAGAAGACTTTTGATGTAGAATCTATCTTTGTAATATCTGTTGCTTGCAAATAACGCTCTGTGACAGTTCCAGAAGTGACTTCAATACTTAAAGTAGAGGTATCTGCCTGTTCATTTTGTAATATAAAACGTTGTCTCTCTGCGGTATTACGTACAAATGTATCTGTAAGGAAATTTCCTTCATATAAATCAAGTCCAGTAAACGTTGCAATACCTGATGTACTATCCACAGTTTGAATTACATCTTGTCCTACTGAAAAAACAAAGTTATTATTATCTAAACCTGTGAAGTTAACTACCAATCCTTTCTGTAAAGTAATTCTACTAGGATATCCTTTAGTAATAACTCCTTGTGCATTCGTTGTAACCTGTGTTTGTACAGCAATTGTCACAGTACATTTACTAGAGCGTGCAGAACGAGGTGTGTAACCAAGCATTCTTGCTAACTTTACGACGTTTTCACGCAAAACTGCCGTCTCTAGAAAACCTTCATTAACTGCAAGGTTAGCATTTACGCTTGTATAGTAAGTATTATATGCAAGAGTATCTAAAAGCACCGTCATTGACGATCCTTCAAAGTCATAATCGCT